ATTTTACAGGGCCAACTTCCGCTGCAAGTTTGATCATTTTGGCTTCTAATGGCTCTCTGTCTATGATTAAATCATCGATGTTATTTTGGGCATTTAGAATGTTTGCCTCTGCTACCTCGATCTGTGCGTTTACCTCAGACTTGTCATCTATGTTTCCTTCTCTGAGAGCATCAATACGTTTCTTGATAATCGCCGTGTCAACAGCATAGTCATCTTTTAGAATTTTTATCCTGTCCTGTGCGTCTTTGATGTTACTGTTTATTTGATCACGTTCTTCTTTCTGTGACGCCTTCAGCTCCGCCGCGGCCTTCTCCTCATTGAAGAATGACTTATTGGACGTTAATACGTCACTGACATCTTTGTCGAGGACTTTTAATCTATCGTTGAGATCTTTGACCGTGTTGGTCTCGACCGCTAGTAGTGTTTTGAATTTATCTTGCACGTCATTAAGACTTTGTTGTTCAAGATCTAGTGCTTCTTTATTAGACGTTCCTGTTTTCGATAGGGTGCCTTCTGCCCTTTCTATTATTTTAAGTTGTCTTTTGATGTATGTTTCTTCACTGGTGATTTTGCTGTTTATTATTTCTATCCTCTGAGTGACTGTGTTTTCAGCAAGGTTCTGTTCCAAGTGTGCCTTGGACAAGAAACCAAAAATACCCATGCTGGTGATCAAACTTAAAATAACGACCGCTATTGTTAGATAGGTCTTAAGTAAAAAGCGGGTCTGTTTCCAGTTACGATACAGCCATGATGCTGTGACCAGTTTGCCCACCTCCAACACTGATCCCATAATAACCACAGGCCAAAACGCCCCAGGAAAAATGGTCGCAAGTCCAATTACTGAATAGAATATTGCCACTCCTGATATAGACAGTGCTGATAATAATGTGAGTATCGCTATAAACATTAAACTATATTTACTATAACATGTAACCTGTTTTAATGCTATTGAAAGTTTTGGTAAATATGTTTATGGCACTGACACTATTAGCAGGTTTTCAAAACACATTAAACAGGCCTACAAGGCCTTTCCAACCTAACGGTATTGCACATGCAACGAACACAGGCACACCTGCCAACACCAAAGCAGATAGAGCCACTACTAAAGCCAAATGGGCTATTTGGGTGGCGGCCTGGAAGGCAACATACAGAGCATCAGGCGACCATTCCACAGAATTCACCACATCAGGATCTGGAATCACATACGCAGACGATTAAAAAAACCGTAACTAGGCTTTCTTCTAAATATTAAATTTAAAACTAATGATTATTCAGCAGTGTCGCTGTCGGCGTTGTCAGTTGGTAATTCACTTGCCAACGTTGGTCTGAAGCCAGATACCATTGTTGCTGTATCTAGTGCTTCAGTTACTGTGATTGCATCCATAATCTCGTCTTGTGATACAAGCAAAACAGGTGCCGCAGTAATTTCTTCATTTGAAATAAGTCCTGCTCCTGCAGTTGGATTGAACACTTGCATTCTCTCTGTGAATGTGCCGTATAGTGCTTCTGAGATCTTGTCTTTGATGAATCCGATTTTAGTAGACGTTGTAGTCGAACCGTCACCTGCTGTACCTGTAGTAGGAATGAAGTTGTCGTTTTCATATACTAAACCAAACTGTAATTTTGTGATTGGGTTGTCTCCAGCATCACTGGCATATGTTGTAAGTAGGTTCCTAACACTTACATTTGATCTAACCTGTAGCAATTCTAACATTTTCTTGTACCTTAAAGCACCTCTTGAAACTAGTCTAGACTGTGCAAGTGTAGTTGGTGCAGTGGCGAAATCTTCAGCCACGCACGGTGATATCCTACCGCCATTGTTTGTTTCTGTGTCTAAAAATCCTGATGTGTCTATTGAAACCATGTAAAAAGCCTGTTGCGGCTCATCTTGTGGTATTCTATTTGCTTTAGGTATAACAGTTGCCATTTGTAAAATCCTTTATTATAAACTTATTTATACTGATTATTTATAAAAAGACCAACTTGGAGTGCCTATATATTTGCAGGCATTATTGGTCATGTGGCGTTCTTTCCCGTTTACTTTGATGTATGCTTGATATGTACGGCAGTATCCGCCTGAAATTGGGTAAGAGTGTATTACACGCACTTTACCAGCGGCCAGACGTTTTTTACTATACCAACTTACAATCTTGCCGTTCTGTGTGCTTGTTAGGGCGAAGAACACCGCGGATTCGTGCATCTTCTTCTCCTCTCGATTTAGGTTAAATCTCATATATTGCGTCCTTCTGAACAGGAACGCAGGCAAACTGTATTTGAGATCATCCCCCAGCCATTGTGGTGGTGGCATATCTCCGATACTTCCTTCAGTTTCTTTCAGTTTGTTGGAGCCTGCCATGGCAGAGCTTGTAATCAACAAACTAATCAATACTATGATAACCTTGAACAATCTCATATTCTCCATTCATCTTGTGACAGGCAATCTGTCTCTGTGTTATCAATACTTCTCCCACTGGCATGTCCCAAGTGTACATTTGGCAACTATCCGCTATGCCCATGTCAAACAGGAAGTCAGATGCTCCATCATTACAAACGACTTTTTCTTCTGTGAGATTTTCTACAACTTTTCCCTTCTGATCAACCACCCTTATTTTTGTTATCTCAACATCACAATATTGGTTTGACCATGGACCACCTGCTTTGGCGCTGGACCCTATTACGAATACTATCATACCTAGGGAAAGCATTACTAAGGCTATGATGTAAAATATAGTATTTTTATTCATAGCCCTAGTTTAATATTTTTTCGGCTTGTTTTTGAATCGCTTTTTTATCGATAACCGCCAATCTATTTTTGTTTACTTGATTGATGATCTCTTCAACTTCCTTTTTGCTGACTTCGATCATCACGTAAACTCTGTAAGATTTGTCTTTAGTCAGATACATTTCTTGTTTAGTGACTTCATAGCCTCTAGCAAGAGTATCTTCGATAACGTTCACGATCACATCCTCTGATCCTGCTGTCACATTTAGATCTTCGTTTGTGCCTGCTTCATTCTTGGTTATAGTGGTTCGGTTATTCATCTCACCATTGATCCTATCAACCAATTTTGCTTTTGCCAAAAGAGTAGCCTTCTTCACAGCCAACTCCATGTCAGGAGATACTGCCGTTGCCGCCTCTTGGTACTTGAACATAGTTTCGTGGTTGTAGTCAACATACCATTTAGGAGTCTTGTTTACCACACCCGACTTGTTCATGTCTGGCTTAATCTTGTATGTGGAACACTGCGCCAACATTAGGCCAGCAACCAAACACAAAATCACTTTAGTTACGTTTTTCATGTTTTCCTTTACTTGTTTAAGTTTGCAATCGTCTCTGATACAAAGTCAGTCACTGCCGCAACATTAAAGTCGTTGCTGAACTGTGCCCAACCATCTCCTATCATCGGATACACCGCAAGGAAGATTGCAAATAGTATTATTAGTCTAATCATAAAACAATTATAGCATAATTTCCAAATGCGTCAACCAGAGTTGATCTTGCTAGAATGGTTGATTTTATTGACTTTTACAGTATGGTCTTTATGAAACCAATGCCATCTATGCCCAAATATACCAAATACATGGCTGTGAAGCCAAAACTTTTGCGACTGAACGCACCGTACATCAAGAAGCAGGTTGCCACCAAGAAGAATATGTATGCAATAAACATTGGAGGATTTGGTGAATACCACATCAAAATTAGAGACGCTATTAGGTTGGAAATCATTCCTATGACTTCACAGATAAACCTGTAAGGATTAGACCTGTAGTCTTCTCGTATCCATTGTAATGTTGATTTTCTACCTATACGTGCCATAGGCACATACTTATTTGTTGCCCTTCATCAGAGTGATTTCTTTAGCACCCTCTTCGTCCCAAACAGGAACCAGGTTAGATTTGTGCATAAGTCCGATGCCTATCAACTTTCGTTCACCGGAGTATGCCTGTGGCTGTTGTTTTCTCCCACCATTGACAGGAATCTTATCAGATGTTTTTGGTTGCGTGGGGTCGGGTGAATAATCCGGTACTTCATAACCTTTGAAATTTTTTGTTTTTTGTTTGAGTGTGTATGTGTCTAGTCCCTGCGACTGTAACCACTCTTCATGATTGGCCTGTGCCTCACGATTCCTCTTGGAATTCTCTATTTTATGTTTTATTCTTTTTGGTAGTTTCAATTGAATAAATCCCATTAATATATTATATATTTAAGGAAGTTTGTTGTCAACTATGGCCTGTATTATTATTTCAGCATAATCTGGATTGGTGCTCCATGCTGTCATTCCATTCATAAGCTCTCGATAGTTCCATTTACCTGTTTCTAGGTTTTCTTGTCTGGTCTCTCTAAATTTTTCATATGCTGGGTGGGTGTTTAAAATCCTAATCATGTCTTTGACGGATTGACATTTGGTTGTGTATTTCTTGACACCCCATGAAGCATCTGGATTTCCTTTTGCCTTCATGTGAGGAACATTCTTCAAATCCCAGGTCCTAACACCAAATAGTGCGTTGCCTTCTTTCGCAAACCTGCTTGTCCCCCATGCACTTTCTATTCCTGCCATGGCAATTATAATGCTTATAGGAACCCTCTGACTTCTCTCTGTGGTCCAGTTCAAGTAGGACACACATTGTGATGTTGCATTAATAAATGTTGTTTTATCAGCAAACTCAAACTCGGGCTCTTTCAAACCTAAGGATTCAACAACTTTCAGTTCCTGTTTGTGTATTTCATCTTCTAATTTTTGTAGAGCCACAAAATTGGGGTAGAAAGTACCCGCCACGAATGATGATCCTATGACTATGGCAACCACGATGGTTGTCCAAATGAATAACTTTATCGAATGTGTTGTGTTTTTACCCATAATTCAAAAATGCAAGTGGGCCGAGAATTTTTATTGCATTGGCCTTGTTGGCACTCTCGGGGCACTCGAACCCACTTTGCATTATCAATTTAAACTGCAACTTTCTGTTCCGTCGCTGGTTCTGTAGTATCCGCTTCATACTTTGTTTTGTATTCCGCTTCTGCATTTCTCATCGCATTGTTCCAGTCTGCTTTAGACAAACCTGTGAACCTTGTGATGATACCATCACTCATGATCTTGAAAGAACCACAAAGTTTGTGTGATCCGTCCTCGGCAATCTTGTGAACTACACCTGTAGCCTTACCATCGGCATTCTCTCTGCCCATGATGTACATGTAGTTTCCTGATCTACCTCTCCACTTGTTGTTGGTCTGCGTGTCTTCTTGGCATCTAGATCTAACCTGATCTAAAACCAAACTTGCTTTTGCTGAACATTTGTACATATTCTCTTCTCCTTTGTTACCACTATTATACATGGTAATGGTATTACGTCAACCAGCTAATGAGCCGCATTTTGCTTAGTCTTTTATTACCAAACCAAATTTTGATTGCTCTATTTCTAACTTCTGCGAGTATCTTCCCACCGATTTAACCAAGTTACCATCGAATTCGAGACCATAAGAAAGGTCACCGTAAAGATCTGAGATCCTTTTGTGTGTGTCATACATTTTTTTTATGTACTCTTGCTTAGAATTATTTTGTAATTCGTTGAAAAATCTCTGAGATTTTCTATTGAAGTTAAACAAAGTCTTACCTAACAATCCAACATTTATAAAATGGTGAGGCGTTTTATATAATCCGCAATGATCTAGCAACTCAATTTGTTTTTTGTGCTTTGTAAAATGGAAGTCAATTAACTGATTCTTTGCTAGTGCTTGATTGACGTCAATCTTTTCTAATACTGCAAACGCCAATGCCGCTACCAGTTCTGGGTTTTCTTTGTCTAAAAAGAAAGGTATTGTGTGTTGTTGTCCCATCATCTCTCCAACACCTGAATCTATTTGGGTCCAATAAAGTTTACCATCCTCGACTAAAAAACTTGGCTTTTCATATCCCATCAATACGATGGTGTTCTCCTCTGATCCAATTGCTTGTTCTATCATGTTTGGCACAGAGTAAACTCGAAATGGAATGCTTGGACCTGTTATCAGTTTTTCATTGTAAAACCATTCTGGATCGTTAACAAATTCTAAGTCAGCATCTGTTGGATGCAGTTCGGTGCATTTACCAATCAAGGTTCCCTCGTATTTCTTAGCAAGTTGCAGACCAGTGTAATATTCCAGATTAGTTCTCAGGTTGTTACGGATACTGCTCATTTGTGTTATTGTTTCGTCTATGTAGATATCGTTATCAACACACAATCTCATGATTGTATATGAATCTGTCCCTCCACTATATAGTATTTTCAGTTTATTGTATTTTTTTCTCAAGTATTTCAAGCGAGAAATCATAAGACCCCTTATGTATTTGACGTCCAGTGTTTTTGGCTTGGTTATGTTTGCTAAGGCAGAAAGCAACTCCTTGTCTATAACGAATTTTGGAAAGTGCTTTGTTTTCTTCTGCTCTCTGAATGCTTGAAAAATGTTGTGGAATTTCTTGTCTCCACACTGGTAATAAGTTTTAAATTGATATGACATTTGTATCCTGTAGCGACATTTTAACATGCCGCTACAAGAAAGTCAATTTAGAGTATTATGCTACTCTTTTTGATCTGTTTTTTGCAAGTTCTCTGCAGTCTACTACTACCGGAGTACTTTGGTTCTTCATAATGTTGTCTAACCATTCGTTTCTTTTTGCAACGAACATGAAAGCGTTTCTTACTCTGTCTTTAGATAAGTTCCAAGTTGAGTGAGCAACCTTGTCTTGGTTGAATGCTAACCATTGACCTTTTTGTAGGTTCAATGAAACATCACTGTCACTAGTTTGGAATCTAAAACCAAAGTCCGCATTAGAGTTGTCATTCAATTGAACGAAAATTCTAACTGTTTGACCATGTGCCATTCCTTTTTGGTTATCAAAGTCCGTGTGTAGAGGCATCACGTGTCCCGGTTGTTGTTGGAAAATTCTAACTCTAGTCATTTCACACTGAAACCAGTCAATCATTGATGCTATCTGTGGACATTCATAATAAGCAGAAGTCCATTTGTAATCTTTTGGATCTTCTTCAGTCCAATAATCTTCACTGGCCTGATTGTAAGATTCAGTTGTTCCGTCTGCAGATTTGAAAGACAAGTTTTTGTAACCGTCCTGTTGCCCTTTTTCTTTATCACATTTTGCCATTTCACCCCATGCTTTTGGTACTTCATGAAATGTCTGTGTAGCCAACTCTTCTTCAAAGTCACCCTTGAAATAAATGTTAGGTGCTACGATTCCAAGTTCACCGTTGTAACCAACGTCCTTGTAACCTTTGATGTCTTGCACTACTCCGTCAGCGTCCTGAGGTGCATATGCAAGTTTTTCGCTGTAAGCCATATTGCTTCTCCTTGTTTTTTTATATAAAAAAGACTCCGTAATATTTAGTGCGTCATGTAGACATGTTGAAGAAATCTGCTATTAGATCTATATCCCTGGGATGGTATTTGTAATTCATGTCGAAATCAAGCAGAATTTTTGGTACTGCTTCAGCGTTTGGCATTTTTGAATAATAAGGTTTACAGGCCTTTAACATGTGTAACGGACCTCTGCTAAAGGTCTTGCGTACAGGAAAGAGCAGTGAAAGGTGTTTAAAGATATTGTTTCTTAACGGCCTATTGCTAATCAAAATAGGTAAGGTGCAGTATGCGTGTGTGTTGCCATCTAATACCTTGGGAAAAATTATATTTTCATTGAAAACACGTGATTTCAATCTTTGCACAACGTGGTTACGTTCTTTAATCCTATCTTTGAGTCTAGGCAATTGGTCTCTAATCAGACTGGCACAAATTTCTGTCATCCGGAAGTTATGGCCAAATTGACCGTTAAGGCCCTCACCGTGATTCCTAGCCAGCATCATTCGTTTGGCAAGGTTCTTGTTGTTGGTAATCACCATACCACCCTCACCACAATTAAGATGTTTGTGCCAATTGAAACTGAAACCTCCTATGTCGGTAAGCGTACCAGTGTATTTGTTTTTGACTTTACTGCCTATTGCCTGTGCCGTGTCCGAAATAGTGTATAGATTATGTTTCTTTGCTATTGTCAAAATTGACTCTACATCACAGGATTGTCCATACATGTCTGTGATTAATATCGCACCAGTTTTTTCAGTAATTTTAGCCTTGACTTTTTCTGGATCTATATTGAATGTTGTTGAATCGATATCTGCGAAAACTGGTATACAATTATTTTTCACAATGGCAGAAACAGTGGCACTCATACTCCATGGACTACAAATCACTTCTGTGTGTTTCTTAAGTTGCAGACTTTCTATTGCTATTTCAAGTCCAGAAGTCCAACTGTTGACTGATACCGCATACTTGCATTTAAAATATTTGCAAAATTCTTTCTCCAACATTCGAACATTTTCTCCGCCGTAGAAACTTGGTCCTGGACCTGCATTAAAACTTGATAGTGTTTCATTTTCAAGTATTTCACTTACTTTTACTATGTCCTTAGGCTGTATACTTTTGTTCCGTTTTACAATCATTATGAACGTACACCAGTAATCGTCAGTGTATATTTGGGTGCAATGCCAAAGTTTGCACTTGCGTGAAATACATCCGGTGGCACTATGTATGTGTCGCCTGCAGACCAATTCGATATAATGTTATCGTGCATCTGTAAAACATGACCCCAGTCCCAATCACTTACTGCAACAAATAATCTTGTTGGTTGAGCTTCACCGTATAGTTTTTTAAAGCCTTCTAGCCCATCACTATGCAATGGTAGGCATTGTCCCGGCATGTATTCCAAAAGCCTTACAAGTGTTTTGTCTTGATCCATATCGATTAATTTAAAATTATCAGACCCTATCATTTGTTTTAATGTGCGGTTATGATTAGGGTCGAGTCCCCAGTTGGATTCTGTTGTGTTGTGTTTGTTGTAGCCAATCCAATTAGCATTAATGGCTTGTTCATTGCCTTTGGCACTCAAGAAAGGTCTAGGGTGCCAATACTTAACAGTGGCCTCATCTCTATGGGCATTTGCAAAAGATTCAAATTCATTTGGATCTATCTCAAGTGTACACATTTTTTTAACTTCCAAATGTGTGCCTAAGTTCACATGCCTGTCCGCAAGGTACTTCTTGAAGTATTGGTTGTCTATCATTATCTTAGGAAAATGCTTATGTCATGTTTGACAGGGCTGGCATATATTTTCCTGATTGCCTTAATCCATCTTTTAAACATTTTTTATTTCTCCACTCCAGTGAATTGTTATTTTTGGATTCATTCCTGCATTTGCACTTCCGTGATATATGCCAGGTTTCAGGTCCCAAAGATCACCTGCTCGCCATTGATTGAAACAATGATTGCCATAATGAAAAAAATGTCCGAAGTCCCAGTCCCTCACAAATACCATGTATCTTCTTAAAACAGTGTAATCTGCTTTTTCTTCACCTGTTCTTCTGATAAAACTACTGTAGGTGTCTGTGTGGCTCCATATTGTGTGACCGGGTGGTTGTACAAAAAGACTCACGCCCATTTTATCTTGCTTTAGATTTGGAAACATTTTTTTCAAGGGCTCATAATATTCACCAAACTCCTCGTTTGCAATCTTGAAATATTGACTATTGTGTTTATTATGTGTGTTGTTCTTCAGAGCGAGTAAGGCCTGTTCTCTGATTGGCATCTTGTTGACGTTGTCGTCGGCGTGCATTACTGCATCATTTTCAGCATCATACCACCAGTACTTCTGTGGAGTAAGATGCTCATTGCATTTCTTGATTGCCCAGTCACCTAACGATTTCCAATCAAAGTCATCAACGTTATGCATAAAGCATGATTTATCATCGTGGTCCTGCTTCATAGGATCCCAATGCCATGGGTATTGTTCTAATATCTCAGTTGGCACTGCCTGTTTGGGATCTAATCTTTGTTCAGGTAGCTTATGATTTAATTTCATTGGTCATTGCTCCACTAATGCTACATGTAAGTTTCAACCTCATGCCCATGTTAGCAGAACAGTGAGGCTGTGGTATTGGAAGATCATATACCTCGCCTTTTTTCCATCTTGGAAAGTAACTATTTTGGAACTGCAAAACATGACCCCAGTGCCAGTCTGTGATCATGACCAAATACCTTTTAATTGGTCCCAGGTCACACATCTGGGCATCGATGTCTGGATTCAAATTTTTATTGTTCCTACACCAGTTACCTAGATTATCATGATGCCATGGCAGTATTTGCCCGGGCAAATATGCCAGAAGTCTAATAAGAGCTGTATCATAATCTATTCCTATCTTGTCTTCCCATACTTGTCTGGATCCTAGTAATTCTTTGACTCTTTCATTGCTGTCTCCATAAAGGCCCCAGTTGTATTCTATGGTGTTCCTTGCATTGTAGCCACATTTCATAGGAAGATTCATTGTAAGTTCACTTACTCCGTTGTGGTAAGGTCTCTTTTCATAGTATTTTTTTTGGCATGACTCCTTGTTGTTCATCATGAAGTCAATAAAATCTTGTTCGTTGATATCCAATTGCGACAGCGGGTTGGCTGTGTATTCTGTGGTGAGATCAGAACCTATGTCTTTTGCCCACTTTTCGTATTCTTTATCAGGCCTGTTTTCGATAAAATCCCACAAAGTTACTTCTGGTTGTTTTGCCATTAGGCTGGTCTCAACGTAAATTTTTGGATCAGCCGGAATATCTTTATAGTTTGACATCACCTGACTTGGTCTTAGTTTTCTTTTGGCCTGCATTCTTATCTCCTACTAGTTTAGCATAGCACAGAAGGCAATAGGAGTCAAGATATTGTTCTTGTGCTATACTAATGTTAAGAGTTAGCGAGAAATTCGCACACGGAAGGGCGTTCTTTTCAGTAAAGAGCAAATGCTCAAGCGTCCTGTTTTTTCCGACGTCACTGTTATAGTGGCGCTACAGAACTATTTATCACTGCATCGATGACCTGTTGAATCTCCTGATCACTCATGTGAGGATTGTTTGGTATTGTAAGACTTTGTTTTACAAATTTATCTGTTACAGGCGAGTAATTTAAATTGGATTTTATCCAGCCCAGTTTGGAAAAATTGTCTGGGTAATGTTGCTCGGTCTCGATCCCTAGATCAAGCAATTTTTTGTAGGATTCGAACTTGTTATCTACCATGATAGCATATTTGTGCCCGTTCCATTCAGAATAGTTTGGGCTAGGTCTAACTTCGATCCTCCCCTTAAACGCGGCATCATATATCTTTCCAATATCTTGCCTTCTCTTCATCCATTTACGGAAGTGTTTCATAGATGCTAGAATTTGCACTGCCTTGTGCTCTTCCGGATGACTGCTGTAACCAGCCGAAACAAATTTTTCAAGTCGTGATGGTTTCCCATTTTTCCTTAAGCATCTCACTTGGTCGTAGACGATCTGGTCATCTGTCAGCAAGGCACCGTAAGTGCCAGCAATTGGAATTGGTTTGTTATCTGCAAAACTCATACAAACCGTATCACCTAGTTCCAGTGAGTTACGTCCGTTGTAAAGTGCAAATTGAGATTGTGCGGCATCATTGATATAAAAGATGTTATTTTTCTTACAAAAAACTTCGATGGTTTTATGTTCATGAACATCACCGTATAGTCCTGTGGCCAATACTGCCTTGGTGTTAGGGGTAAGACACTCTTGCAAACGATCAGTATCCATCATTCCGTATTCGTTTATCTCACACATCACCGGTGTGCAATCCGTTATTGCAACACTGCTTAAGGTTGCTTGACACGAGTAGTTTGGAATAATTACTTCGTCCTTAGTTCCAATTCCATAAGCCTTGATAGCCATCGATATGGCGTGTGATCCAGAGTGTAATAGCAAGGCAAATTTCCTATTCGACAGCTCTTTTAACTTTGATTCTACACTTCTGACAAAAAATCCATTCACTACTTTTTCGTTAGTGTGTAATTTTCCGTAACCTTCGATAATGTCGTCTTTAACATCATCCCAACGTTTTGCAAAGTTTTGTGTGTTAATCATTTAGCACACCTGTGAAAGACACAGTGTATTGTGGATTAAGTCCGAAATTAGATGAGGCGTGTCCTAAACCAAATGGAATCTCGTAGACATCACCGGCCTTCCAGTGCGTAAGCACGGTTTTAGATATTTGGAATGCGTGTCCGTCTTTCCAATCCTGTACGGGAAACCATAATCTCTTCAGTCTATCAAAATTAAATTCAGAAAACTTTTTCTTGTATGAGCCAGCATCGTCATAGTGCCAGGCGATTCCGTGTCCTGGCAGTTTTACAATGAAACGCATCAAGACCGAATCGGGATCCACATTGAGCCTTGCTATGTTGTCTTCACCTAATAATTCTTTCAGTGCTTGGTTGGTGTTACCATTCATTCCGTAGTTCAACTCGTGGGTGTTGTGTTCATTCCTTCCTAGCAAATTATTAACAGAGGCTAACTCGTTGCTGAATTCAGCGTAATGTTCTTTGGGCTTCTCCCATTTCTGTTGCACGTCTCCGAAATGGTCCAAAGTGAATTGTATCCAATCCTGTGTTTTAATATCTAAAGTAGTAATTAGATTTACGTCAGCAACAGGCAATGAATCAAAATGCTTTTCTACTTTCTCCCATGGTTTTGTGTCTATTATTTTTTTGTAATGTTCGTAGTTCATGCTGGAACTATTTAAGGTTGGCTAATATCCTGGCCTCTTTTTGTGCGGCCTGTCTCTTTTCTTCTTGTAGTTCTTCTTGAGTCTTTACCTTTTCAGGTTCTAGATTAATTGGTGTTTCGATAGGCATACCGGCATTGTCGAACCATCTGCCATCTGCGGTTACCCTACAAGGACTATAAAAGTTTTTCTTTTCTTTGGTAATTGGATCTTTGCTTGTGACCAACCTTCTTTTAGAATACAATTTGCCTTTGTAAACGGTGCCATCTGCCTGGAGTAGTCTTTCTCCACCCTTAAAGATACTACCATAGATCCGGTCTATCATCACATACTCCTCACCATCCTCGTCTTTTTTCCGTTTAGCCTTGTGGTATCTTTTGGGCAGTTGATGGATAGGTGCAGTCATGGATGTGTAAAATCTATTAGTGTAGGAATTTACCCTTTCTTCAGCATGATGCTTTGGTGCGGAATCTGTGATCTTTCCGAGTCCGGCTAGTAATTTTTTAGTTTTTTCGCTTGGCATAGTATTAGCTCTCCACCAGTCCGTTATCGACTCCAACCTCGCCTTTCGGCTATACATCCATTCATCGACATAGAGTGTCTCCTAATAGAGTTTACAAATGAGCACTGGTACCTTACCGGCTCTGGTGGATTTGCTTTCATAATTATATAGCATTTAGGTAATTTAGTCAACCACACCAAGCATTTGGAAATGTTGCCATATGGTATGCGTTTCTAAATCGATAACATTTCCTTTCACGTCCTTGATAGTTTTAGTGAATCCAGCACTCTTGTATCTACGGAATGGATACTCCCAATTCCCAGCCAGTTGCCAATCACCTTCCAATATGTGTTTATCTGTGTCATCAATTAGGCACAAAGGCATTTGTAGCACCCAACGTGCCGAAAGTTTATCGTGTAGATATGCATTTATGATTTTGTTCTGCGGAATCACATGTTCCAAATGTTGTTTGTCTTTCATGCCAACTGCTTTGTAATGGTAACCCATAGGTGCTAATTGCTTCTGCATTGATCTTATATAAAGCACCAAAGAACTTTTTATGTGTTTTTTTGTAGATTGACTCCATCTGTCATCAAAAAGATCCTTTTTCATCCTGTCAATGTAGTTTGCCAGCTCTTCTAGGGCAGGCCTTTCCTTACTCTTAAAATTTATTTCAGGCAAGTTGTTAAGGTCTTGGAAGTGTTTCATAAAATTGTTCCTTGTTAATCAATTCAAGTTCAACAGCATCGGCTCCCTCCGCGTAATGCTTTTCAACTTCTGCCTGTACTTCTTTCCAGATAAGTCCGTAGCCATACTCCTCTGTTTTATTGTTTTTGGTCACAAAACATCTGTAATAACAAAGTTTACTTGACATACTTGTTAAAGGCAGTCTGTGCCTCAGACTCAGAAGCAATGTCACCGTCCTCAAGTTTAAGTGTGACGTTAGGCATGTAGCTAGGTTCAAAAGTACCATCCTCAATTAGGTAGACTTCTCTCAACATATGAGCCATTGCCACTGGTGCGTCCCAACCAACACCGTTTGCGTGTTGCCATTGCTTCTTTGTGGCAGTGTGCATCAGTGTTGCACTAGGACAAACTTTTTTAGCGGTCTCTAACATCTTGGTCATCCAATCGTTAGGTAATCTCCTAAGACGCTTTGCCTCTTGTCCCATTTGATATTGTTTCATCAATCCTATGAATAATCCCTGGTTGATCTCTCCGCCTTCTTCGTCACCATACACATTCTTGATTGACAATAAGGCATCAGTGAGGCCAATCGGACCTGCCATCTTAATGCCTTTGTACGCATAATCAAAATGTGAGAAGTAATGCTTGTTTGGTCCACACTTGCCTGGACTCTTTCTCACACGTTTTGGCTCTAGATCTATCTCACAAGAATCAAAAACCTGTTGTACAAGGTGGGCAGTAACAACTCTTTCCGTTTCAGTTTCACCCATCTTATACCTATGTAATAGGCACCTGTGTATTTCTTCTGTGCCTGCTCGTAGGATTCCTGAATCATTAACAATCTCAAATGCTTCTGCATCAAAGGCCGGCTCGTCTGTTTCTACTATTGTTACGGGTATCTTAGTCCAGCCCAGTAACGCCAATGCCACTGCTCTGTGTTGCCCATCGAATATGTAAAGTGTTTCACTGTCGGATCTTTTTACCGCTGACACAGGACAGCACACTCTGGGATCGAACTTCTTCATAATGTTCATGACGTGTCCTGCCCTCACGTCTCTCTGCACTGAATAGTTGAATGCGAAATGTTCTAATGGGTGGTCTTCAACCCCCTTAGGCAGTAATCTGCCCTTTGCTATCTGATTCTGTAGATTTACTTTTGCTTCTGCTAGTTTGGCGTTCCAGTTTGGAACATCTTCTGGTGCTTCTTTTTTGACTTCACGCACTACGTCAAGAAGCATTTTTACCTTGCTCATATGATCTCCTATGGTTAATGAGTGTAATACAGGGCAAAGTTCCTACAATAGGATTGACCCAAATTACTAGTAAATTATAGCAGAATTATTTGTATTGTCAACCTTACTTGGTATTGTTGCCTAGTGCCCAGCATTGTCCCTCAGATGCAGGTAGTCCGTTCTTTTTATCATAAAACCAAACATAAGAATAACTGACGCTGTCACCATTTACCACACATTTTTTTCCAATAGATATGTTAGGATTGGATATACCGCAGGCACTTACAAATAATAATGCAAATACTAAAATAATAATATTCTTCATGCTTGTATTATATGACGGATGTTGCTTATAAGTCAACCTATGTGGATTTTTCTGTGTCTATATATTGGCAGGCATAAGCCTCACTGTCAATAGTATAACCAAAGTCAAACATTGTGTCAGCCATAGCTCTGGCCTTTTTCTCAGCCTGAACCAAGCATTCCTGCTCCGTATGATAGAGCTTCACAGGATCCTCCAGGAACATACTGCATGGATTTCCCAATGTACATATAACGATCAAAACCTTCCACATATACTTAATTACCTTGTTTTCATTTTACCCAACAGATCCCGCACAGAGTCTTTGCAGGCATCGTGCCAGTACTTGCCAGAGTCACGTAACTTCTCATTGGCCTTACGCAGTTTTTCCATTTTTCGTTCGACAGCTCTAAACTTACTTGCTTTGAACTCCCGGCCTATTTGTTTCTCCAGTTGATTAAGAATGTCATCAATCGCAGGGCACGTGATGTTAGGCACTTTTGGAGCCTTCTTTCGGATCTTACTCCAGTAATTCGTTCGTTTTTGTGCTTTGTAAAACATAGACACCCCCTCGACAATAATATTTACTGTCCAATACCTGTGTATAGACTGCTACTATAAGTTATGTGCTATGTGATTTGGACTATTTGATCCCGTGTCTCTTTTCGTGATCCCTGTGTCCTTTTTGCCTGCCCATGTAATACTCACCAGGCTCGTAGTCCCAGACCTTGCCGTGATGTCCACGCCAGTCTGCCCAGGCCATTCTAAGTTTTACAATTAATCTTACTAACGGGTTGTGACTTATTCTCATTATCTTCCTAATTTTTTCTTTCTACCTAATGGTAATAGTTGGTCTTTGACGTAGACCTCCCCATTCTTCGTCGTCCACTCAATAGTTACCATCTTGGCCTTAGAACCGCCCTGAAATGACTTCACGGCCTTCTTGAAAGAAAGAGCTTCGACCTCTTTGGTCTCTGTCCCGTCATCAAATTTAAAAATTCTATTTCTTGGCATATACATCTAATTATACACATTCTTGACAAAAGGTCAACTCTGTGCTTAAATATTGTGCAGACGTTGAAACATTTGAAATAAGCGTTGCGGACGTCGGGGCAGTACCGACCACCTCCACCAATTTATTACTTGGTGGCTTATGTAATCCCTTCCGGGGGTGAACTAGGATCGACGGGCGTGTAAAGAGATGTGGAGTTTGTCCAGTTGGAACGAGGTAACGGCCAGTTTTTAAATGCAAACAAAAGAGCATTAGGGTTTGCTGACCTAACAGTTGGTATGCCTGCATTGAGATTAGCGGCGTAATAACCAATGATCTCAGGGGCGGCCCCTGCCTTGCAACAGAAGTGGGGCAGAAAAATTATGTATAAATTATTTGCTATAATCTGTATTATGACCGCAGGTGAACTAGAATGCACTACCTACGACGATAGTGAAAAACAGGTCTTTAGATCGTTAAAGGAATGTGACAAACAGGCTTCGTATAGATTTTATGGCATGGCTGAGGTATTTGATGCCTATTCTATCCCATGGGACACCATGGAAGTTGGGTGTCAAGACCAGGAAGTATATTAATCCTTTATTGCGTACCAAACTCCTTTGCCAGTGACTTTGTAGTCAGTGCCGAACACCTCTTCAACAGATTTACAGACAGGTGTCCAGTTATGGTCATCGCCAATTGCGTAACCACCACGCTTCAACTTGGGCCAATAGGCTTTTATCTCATTCATCACAAAAGGATATGAATGATCGGAGTCGTGGAAGATAAAGTCCATCGACCCTTCTGGTATTTTGTCTAGTACATCCAATGACCTGCCCTTGATAATTTGTATTCTTTCTCCCCACTGTTCAGCGTCCTCCCTAAATCTTTTTTCATTCGCACTGTGATTCCACACCTGCCCCTCGTGTTTGAATTCTTGTAACTCCACCAGCTCTCCATTCTTGAACACAGGCTTCTTGTTGTATTGCCAATCATACTCAGGATTGTCCTCCTGCACCTCCCATGCATCTACACACGTCATATTCAGTGTCGTATTTTTCATAAGCCAGAAGGTAGTAACCCCAACCCAAACTCCCAGCTCGAGACCCTGTGTCCACTTGTTGTCCTTTGCAAACTTTTCTATAACCCTATATCTGTCCATTCCACCTTGATTCCTTTCCCTTTTCCCCTTGTGCCCTTTTCATGATATATCAAACATTGGTTGTGCATGGCCCTGTCGATCTCTGTTTTGACATCATCATGTCGTATCCATTGCCTATGAGGCAAACTGTTGTACGAGAACTTTTTGAACACTTCCTTGATAACCAATTGGTCAACTCCTATTGTGTCGGTGTTCATGATCAACTCCTTCATACGAACAGCGGCTTCCTTTGCGTGACTCCTACGATTGTGATGAAAGTTACAGAATGTCGCCATCAGCCTGTTGTTGTATTCGGTGAATGCCATGTCTGAATCCAATATCTGTTTCTGTGTATCGTTTGGAGTCCTAAGTGCATATGAATCAACATCGGCAACTATTACTGATTGATCTTCGAGCATTTTGTAGCCTAGCAGTATGAATCTCTGTGCCTGGCAATAGGTCTCGTATGAGTATGGAAATTTCAATATTGACTTGTCTGTGACGCAGTGGCTATAGGTAACAGGCAATCTGTCCAATCTATATCTGTCATCCTGTGTGGGATCTATGATGTGAACGTGTATGGGCAGTGACCAGTGTTCAGAATAAGTTTTATAGAATCTCGGAAAGTACTGATCAAAATATTTCGTGTCACACGAGGTCAGTATGAACCTTTGATCTGTGGGCCAGTCGCCTATTATCTGTTCAAACATTAGCTCGGAGTGTTTGCAGACTGGTTAAGGTCCAATTCTTTTTGTATCTCATCACGGTCATGCTGGTTCATGTTTCTGAGAAGTGTTCCGCTAAGACTGGACAGTGTCCTGTTTGCAGTGGTGATGCCCAGTTGTTTACAACTTTCTATAATCTGTTTTTCAATGCTGAACCTATCATATCCAGCGGTGTTGATTCTTGCATCTCTCCTGGCTTTTCCCGCCACGGCCTCAAAGTCGCTTGAATCTGTGACATCAGGTAATCCGCTATCAGCCAACACTCGCTCAATCACGCTCTCTTTGTCGGAAGGAGTGTCTGTTTCGTATAGAGCGTTAAGGTTGTCCTCGTTGGTCTTGTATTCCTCAAAGTAGGTCTGCCAGCTCTTGTTCTGTGCTACCTTGGCCAGCAATTTCCTCAACGTTGGTTCGGTCGCCATTGATGTGAATGCAAGATTGTCTGACAATGACTCGACATATGTCCTCAGGCCGGTGATGTTGCTGTTTTCTAAAGCCAACTGGACGTTGATCTTTTCCCTCTGTGCGATCAGATTGTTCTTATGTGTGAGCAAAGGTTCTGCCGACAGGGCATTGTTAAGATTTGTGTGTGCTGTGGCCACTGCTGTGGCGAATGAGTCTAGCGTTTGTTGGAAGTCTGTTGAGTCCGCTTCCACACTATTGATGAATGCTTTCAAGTTATCGTACGCCGTTTCCAGTGCCGTCTCCGTGGCTAGATCCGCTGTCACTATGAAATTAATAGATTCCAGCAACGATGTGAACACAGGTGCCGAACTGTCTTCTGTATCAACGAAGATGTTATTCAATATGCCGAGGTGATCGTTCACTGCCCTCTTTTTATCTGATGCTGGCACACCGTAAAGTGTTGGGATAGTGACTTGAAGTCCTTGCACAGCTCCTAAGATTTCTACGAAAGTGGCTTGCCCGTCAGGGCCAGATGTTATGTCAGGATTTCCTGGAATGATAGAGCCGTCAAGGATGGTCGAAGTATGCCTGATCAAATCGCCCAGCGTCCTCCCTATATTCAAGTGTGTGACGTTATTAATATCATCTTTTAAATCATTCTTCTGCGACGTTGTTAACACTGCATTACTGGCTATCACCGAGTCTACTTCAAAACTTTTTGCCACCCATCCAACTTTCAACGTGTTGATTGCGTTCTCCAGTGCCTGGTTAGAGAAGTTTGGTTCATTGTCTGCCAGTGATGATAATCCTTTATTGACTGGCATAGGCTATCCTGCGAAAACGTTTGGTGAGCCCATTGCCATCGCTCCAAAGTCTGCCGAATCTCCTACTCTGGCCACTGGCCTGCCCTCTGCGAAAACGGTCGTGGATCCTGATTTGATTACAGCAGGATGTCCAACACATCTGAGTGGACAGCACACCGGGATGGTGTGCGGTAGCAATGGGTCAGCGGGCCTTAGCACCGCAATTCCATTTGCCTTCACAGAACGTTGTGTCGCTTTACATCCTATGGCCGTTGTACAGCCATGTCCTGTCTTGGCTAGGTCTATTATGTCTCTTGATATTGGCCGCATACAACTATTTATGGATGCCAAAAACGGGCACTATTTCTTGTCTTTGAGGTGTATGGCTTCTGGTATCAAGCGTGGTTTTTCGAGCCATCCAACAACGGGAGCCAGTACCAAGAAATATAAGAACCAGTATCCAGTTCCGATCCTTCCCAGCCATATCCAGAGTCCTTCTGCTGGCATGGCGCCAACGTACATCAGCAAAAAGAAATCACCAACGAGGAACCAAGTGAACTGTTTCCATATAGGTCTATAAATGCTTGATTTAATTTTACTCGTATCTAACCATGGCAAGAGTCCCATGACACCAATCGCCGAAACCATTGCAATTACACCACCAAGTTTGTCAGGAATTGCCCTAAGAACCGCGTACCAAGGTAGGAAGTACCATTCCGGTACGATATGGGCTGGCGTCACTAGAGGATTGGCCTCTATGTAGTTGTCTGGGTGTCCTAGTATGTTAGGAAAGTTGAACAAGAAGAACATGAAAACCAAAATAAAGACAAGAAATGCGTAAAGATCTTTCACTGTTACGTAGGGATGAAAAGAGACAGTATCTCTAGTGTCTTTTGGTTCAACACCTGTAGGATTGTTTGAACCTGTCATGTGCAGAGCTATCACATGAAACACTACGACAGCAACAATTAAGAATGCGATCAGCCAGTGTAGCACAAACGCCCTGTTGAGGAAAGCATCACCGACGGCATAGTCACCCCATAGTAGAGTTACAATGGAATCGCCTACAACAGGTATTGCACCAAACAAACTTGTTATAACAGTGGCACCCCAATAACTCATCTGTCCCCATGGTAACACATAACCAAGGAAAGCCGTTGCCATCATTAAGAAATAAATTACGATACCAAATATCCACATGAGTTGTCTTGGATCTTTGTATGAGCCAAAGTAGAGTCCGCGGAACATGTGAATGTACACTGCGATGAAAAAGAATGATGCCAGGTTCATGTGAGCATAACGCAACAACCAACCGCCATTCACATCTCTCATGATGTGCTCTACACTGCTGAAGGCCTCGGCCACACTAGGTTTATAATGCATTCCTAGGACCAACCCTGTGGCAATCAGGCCTAACAGGGTAAAGGTCAATATTGCACCAAAACTCCAAAAGTAATTTAAATTTTTTGGCACTTGGAAATCCAAGTACTCGTGTTTGAACATCCTGAATATCGGAAGCCTGTTGTCAAGCCAACCCAGAGCACCCGTGAAAGGCGAACTGTTCTCTTTGACCTTATTGGTGTTGACCGGTTTGTAGTCTTTCTTATCCATATGTGTGTGTAATTACAGTTTGAACTTGCTGAACTGGCCTTTTTTGACATCTTGCTTGATGCCGCCAACAATGTATGATTCAACTTCTGTTTCCTGTGGTGCCACCTGCATACCTTTTGATGACAGCCAGTGCTGTGTCCATGGAAGAGGATTCTGTGTCGCTGACACATCATACAGTGGATCATATCCAAGTGCTCTTAATCTCTTGTTGGCAATAAATTCAACGTACTTGCCAAGTAATTTTTCATTAAGTCCTATGATGGATCCGTCCTTGAACAAATGTCTAGCCCAGGCCTTTTCTTCTTCAACACAGTCTTTAAACATCTGTATGACTGTTTTCTCTGTGCCCTTGATCGCTTTAGTCATTTCAGGGTCATCTCCCTTGTGCCACGCTTTGAGAACGTGTGTGGACAAGTTAAGGTGTGTTGCCTCATCTCTGGCAATCAATGATAATATCTTTGCAGAGCCTTCCATTAGTTTTAGTTCTCCGAACGCAAAAGTACAAGCGAATGATACATAGAATCTCAAACCTTCTAGCAAGTTCACAGTGTTCATTGCAAGATACAACTGTTTCTTCAGTTCCAGCATGTCAACTTTTTTGCCAACTGCATGATCAAGTGCCATCTTCCCAAACTTGTCATACTCGCCAGTCACTGACTTTGCTCTCTTCAATATCTCTTTGTCATTGACTATTGTATCAAAAACTTCTGATGGATCTGGATACACGTTCTTCATAATGTGTGTGTAACTTCTTGAGTGTATTGTTTCAAAAAAGTCCCAAGTAACTATGCATCCTTCCAGTTCTGGATTTGACACATATGGCAAGAACATGAGGCTTGGACCTCTGCCCTGCACACTGTCCAGCAGTGTTTGGTATTTCAGGTTTGAAGTGAATATGTGTTTCTGCTCTGGCCTGAAGTTCTGGAAGTCAGCTCTGTCTTTTTGCAGACTAACCTCTTCTGGTCTCCAGAAGTAACCGATCATTGTTTGATTCAGTTTGTCGAACTGTGGATACTTGAATTCATCATATCTCTGCACTCCACCGTCCTCACCAAAGAACATAGGCTGTTTAGTAAAGTCAATATCTCTCTGGTTAAAAACTGTTTTTGTCATAATAATTTTTAAATGTTAGATTGTGCAGGCTTCACACTCACCATCTTCGCCCGCGGATGTACTTATCTGATCATTGCCATTTACGGCGTCTTCAGGTTCAAGTATCACATCTTCTCCATCATCCTCTTGCTGTGCGGATATACCCGCTGGTTGTACGTCTTCCTCTTCTCCCTTGAAATCATATGTGTTCTGATAATAACTTGTTTTCCACCCATACTTGTAAGCCGTCAGCATGTCTTGAGCCATGGCTGATAAAGGCACTTCATTATTTTCAAACTGCAATGGATTGTAACTCCAGTTTCCTGATATGGCCTGGTCAAAGTATTTCTGCATCATTGCCACCACGTTAATATATCCTTCATTGCTAGGCATATCCCATAGTAATGTGTAGTCATTTTTTAATTTAGGGAAGCCAGGTGCAATTTGTTTTAATGGACCTTTCTTACTTTTCTTGATTGACATCAATGCTCTAGGTGGTTCAATCCCGTTTGTTTCATTACTAACAACGGAAGAACTTTCTGATGGCATTTGCGCCGATAACGTGCTGTGTCTTAGTCCGTATTTGGCGATGTCTTTTCTTAGGCTTTCCCATGCCATTCTCTGTTTGTGCGGAACTATTTCGTCAACTTCTTTCTTGTAATGATCAATAGGTAGTAGACCGTCTGCATATTTTGTTCTTTCAAAACCTTCACACTTGCCTTTTTCCATTGCAATGTTACAACTAGATCTTAGTAGATGATATTGAAATGCTTCTGTCAGCCTGTCAACAAGTGCCCATGCTTCAGGATCAGAATACTTAACACCATTCTTGGCCAGATAGTGTGCTAGTCCGATATAACCTATACCCAGGCTTCTTCTTTTCTTTGTGCTGACCTCGGCGGCCCTCACTGGGTAATCTTGATAGTCTATGATTTGCTCAAGTGCTCTCACACTCAGGTCACATATATTTTCTAATTCTCCTAGGTCGTTCAGTGCACCAACATTTACTGCGGAAAGGATGCAAAGTGCTATCTCTCCTTCTGCGTCATCGATGTGTTGAATTGGAGTAGTGGGAAGTGTGATCTCTTGACAAAGGTTACTCATTGAAACTTTGTCTTTGAAAGAACTGTGGGAGTTACAGTGGTCTAAATTCATTATATAGATCCTACCTGTCTCAGCTCTTTCTTTCAAAAGATCAAAGAACAAGTCCTGTGCAGGCACTGTTTTCTTTGGAATTGTTTTGTCCGCTTCGTATTTCAAATAAAGATCGTCAAAGTCTTCTGTGCCGAATGCTTCATAAAGTCCCGGAGCCATGTGTGGAGAGATTAGAGTGATATCTTCTTCGTTCATGAATCTTTCATAGAACAGTTTACTAATCTGTATCGAGTAATCCATTCTTCTCACTCTGTTGTCTTCAGTCCCTTTGTTATTTTTTAATACAAGTATGTCTTCAATCTCTGGGTGCCATATTGGGAAGTGTACCGTTGCATTTCCACCACGCACACCGTTCTGTGTGCAACACCTCACAGTCGACTCGAATTTTTTTAGGAACGGAATGACTCCTGTGTGTTGGACCTCCCCTCCTCTGATTTTACTGTTGATGCCTCTGATACGTCCTGCATTGATTCCTATTCCTGCTCTTCTGGCAACATACAAACCAATCGCCATGTCACTTGAAAAGATACTTGGCAATGTATCATCACTGTCAACTAGAACGCAAGAAGCAAACTGTCTGATAGGTGTCCTCACTCCTGCCATGACAGGAGTTGGAATGTTTATTTTGTGTTGTGATATTGCGTCATAGTATTTCTTAACATATGACATTCTTGTTTTTGTTGGATAGTCGGCAAACAAGGTTGCCGCAATCATCATGTACATGTCTTGTGGAGTTTCATATATCTGTCCCGAGCTTCTGTCCTGTACAAGATACTTGTCGCATATCTGTCTCAGCCCTGCATATGTGAATTTAAGATCTCTGTCTCTCTTGATCCATGTGTTAAATTTTTTAATTTCAGTTTTTGAATACTTGTCTAAGATGCCTTTATCATACACTCCTAGTCTAATGTTTCTTAATATTAATTTTAACAGTGGAATATATTCGTATTGTCCGTGTGCTTCTTTTCTAACGTCATAGGATAGAAGCCTTGCCGCGGCGTACTGATAGTTCGGATACTCTAGAGATATTAAATCGTTGGCTGAACGCACCAAAACGTTTTGGATATCCTTGGTAGTCATGCCGTCATAGAACTGAATGTTTGCATTCATTTCAATTTGAGAAGAACTGACACCGGCCAATCCTTCACAGGCCTCTTCAACGACGAAATGAATCTTATTGATATCGAGGGGCTCTAGCCTACCATCTCTTTTTTGAACTTTGATCGTACTAGAGTTGGTGTTCGGCATTAAGTTTTTATAATTTTTATTTTTGATTTTTGTTTTTGTTTTTGTTGTATCCATATTTATCTAAATCTATGTTTATATCTTTTTTTAAGTTTTTTGTCACCTATCGTTTGGCTAAAACTACTCCGTCGTTATGTAATTTTATTATGTACTAATATTATGACAAAAAAAGTTTTTTGTCTACAAGATAATTGATAACAACTACAGGTATTATGCTATTATTGTTGTCTGGTAATCTATAGTTGCCGCTGTGCCAGTGCTGGTAGTCGTGAATTTGAAGGCAACTGTTTCGTTTCCAGCCGTTGAATCTTTATTATCAAGAGCCGCTGTTAGTGTAACGCCAACGTCTGCGCCGCTTTCTGTAAATGTGTCATCGAAACCAACGGCATTGGTTGAGCAACTAATTATAAATTCACCTGTCCTATCAAGAGTTCCTCTTGTAATTTTGTACTTGATTACTATTCCCTTGCTTGACAGTGCTGGAAATTCATTTATCGTAGTGGCCGACGATGTGTTGTCAGGTAGAGTCTGTGATTTGATTAATTTTGTTGTGACACCTATACCTTGCACTTCAGGTGCCGCGTTTAGTTCTGAACTGCCATCCGATCTTCTTAGATCTGTTCTTTCAAAAAAGTCTTGGACAGATGAGCATTCATCGTTGTCGAACTGTATGACAGGAACTTCTCTGATTGAACCAACACCTTCAAAGTTGTTACCAACAGTTTTCGCATAGAAATTTGCATGTGAAACTATGTGTCTTGGTCCGGCATCATCTGTTGTGCCTGTCGCCGGAGATACTAGAATAGCCTGCTGTCCTATGTCACTCCAACTTGAACTGGTAAATTGGATGTCTCGTGGTCCATCGTCTAGTCCTGTTGTGCTACCGTCCATCTCTGCACCGATGAGTGCTCCATAGAATGATGTTTTGAAATCACAGGCATGGAATTTGATATTAGTACAATTAAAACTTAAATCAATTAGTCTTGCAAATTTTGTAAATTGGCATTGGTTGAATACAATATTTGACGTTGAATGTGTTGCAGTAGAATTTGTGACCGTAACACCTTTGGATGTAGAGGCATCAGTGCCTCCAGAAGCAAATGTTCCTTGAAATTTAACATTATTAAAATATGCGTTGGTAACCCTGTCTAATGAGACACCTCCGTAGGCTACAGATTGCCTCAAAGTCATGTTTGTTATCTGTATCTGAGTTGGTGTTGTAGCACTGGAGTTCCCTATGTTTGATCCAACGTTGCCTTCGTCATCTTGCATTACCATCACAGCATTGTTTCCTGAATTCTTGATTATAGTTTTGTCTGGGCCTTCACCCACTAGGTGAGCGAATGGTGGAATTTTGAGTGCTGAACTAATTTTGTATGTGCCTGCTGGAAAAAATAATACTCTCCTTGACCTAGTATCGTCTTTGTCCGTGTCGATGTACAGCTCGTCGATTGCATTTTGTATCGCAGTAAGGTCTGCTGTAGAGTCATCACCCTTTGCACCAAAATCTCTGACAGAAACATATTCGTCTAATCTGTTTTGTAAGGTCCTCTGTTGAGATGTTGTGATGGGCGTTGAATCACCTAGGTAGCCTTTATAGGTGTAACTGAGAGCAGTTGTAAATGCTGAACTTCCTTCTGTTACGATCTCTGTGTTTCCCACAGCCGGTGCACCATCGGAGACGGTTCCATTACCGATGAACAATCTCTGTTCATCAATTACCCAACCTAGTTCTCCCGCCGCTAATTGTGGCAGATCGGTACGTTTTCCACGTCTGTGCTGTATTCTAGATATCTGTACTATAGGCATATGCTGTTATTTATGTCCAGGAAGGATTGAACGTTTTAACGAAATCTGTACCTCTGACTTCGTCTAGCATTGTAAAGTATCGTTTGAATCTATCATGTAAATCGTTATTGAATTTGTAGTTTTTTAACCAATTATCGACTACTTTAACTTGTGGAGAGTTGATGGTGGAAAGCCATTCCTTGAATAAATCCACGTCTTCAAGTTTTGCACTGCTCAAGGTTAGATGCCCGGATCCATCAACGGATCCACCGTATATCTCCCCTATTTCAAGTTCAATATCGTTTGCAACACAATACTCATACACTTGGCGGAATGTGAAAAGAGAAGTATGTTGAAGGATATAATAAAACATAAAATTTATATTTTTATCTTTTAATTTTTTTACATTATTTTCTATATCAATCCATGAGCTTCCGCTTCTGATATAATTATTGTGTTCTCCTATACCATCTATACTGATGTTGATTTTTAGATTTGGTCTATTTTCTAATAGAGCCAAAGTGCTATCAGACAGTTTAGTTCCATTGGTGCTGAACGATAACTCGGCCTCTGGTCGTATCTCTTGCAGAAAATCGTCAATAAAAGGATTTATAAAAGGTTCTCCACCACCAAAGTAAGCAGATACACAATTGGCTAGAATACCTTTTATGAAAGTTTTGTTTTCGGCATTATTGATCCATTCATAATCCGACTTCATATATCCAATCTTGAACTTAGAAAACTTGTCTTTATATTTTTTTACCTCGGCAGACCATTGTGAGCTGGCGTATGGTCCACACATGGTGCATTTCAAATTGCAAAAATTTCCCAGCCTAAGTTCTAGGTGTCCAATATCAAAAGTTTTGGCCGTGAATGATTCGTAATCTTCCTTGAATAATCTACTATGATGCTCTCTTCTGTTTATGCCGTTGGCTTCTCTTTTGATGCAGTACGAACAGCCACCATCTATCTCGCCATCAAGCATCTTTTGGCGTAGAGTGGTGTCTGCTTTGTACTGTTCAAACTCCCATATTTTGTATTGTGGCAGTGATGATTCATCTCTGATAAATTCACAACATGGCAACAAGGTGCCATCGTTGTCGACCACTAGACTACGGAAAGGAGTCTTACAGAATTTTTCTGGTTTTGTCCTCATTAGTACTATTTAATCAAGTACTTTTTTGTAATATTCTTCAAGTTTTGAATACCACTTCCCAACCCAGTGGTCATAGTTATCTATTTCAAATGTTTGATATTCGTTGGCCTGTGTACAAATAAAGATACGTCCGCTTTTGATCTGTGTGTCGTACTGTTTGTTGTGTGCTTCTGCGTAGGCCACAAGTTGAAGATAGTAATCTTCAACCCATTCTTTCTTTTTTAATCTTCGTGCCTGTTTGAAATCCATAATTGCAGGTTGCCCTTTGTAAACACCAACCAAGTCTGTTGTGCCTGCGTACAATTCTGGATAGTATAGAGAGACCTCAGAGCCCCATACTTCACTCACATCATTCAATCCATTTTCTATTATCACATTGGCCATGCCATGGGCCTTTTGTTGTATAAGATTAGAACCTGGTGTTCGGTCTTGTCCTTTGACATGTTTCTCAAGGCTTCGGTGCATGACAGTTCCTATGTTCGCTGACTCTGTTGTGATTTGTTGCGCCTTCTCAATGCCTACTCTCTTCCTCCATGCGTGTAAATGTGTCATATCTTTTGTTGCACTCAACACTGTCGTGACACTAGGCACTTGTCTGCCATCTGGAGTTTCATAGTGTCTTTTATGGTTCTTGGTGACCCTGGACAACTCGCCATATGGATATTTCTTAAGATAGGTGATGCCTTTACCTTTTATGACATCTTCTGATATTTTCATACACATATTGTATATTAGTTTTGATTCTTTGTCAAAGCCTCTTCTAGTAATGGCAACAGTCTCCGCCATGTTGTACGTTTTCTGTGCCTATCTTGAGTGTCATTGTATCTCACAAAAGACATTTGTAAATTTTTTTCCACTTGTTTTCCTAGTGTGTCTATGCGTAAATTATCAATTTGCTTGTTATAGAAAAAAGATATACCAGCATAATCCGAAAAGTAATCTACACTTTTTTCTAACTTGTCGGCCACCCATAATCTATATTCTCTTGGAGCGGTATCGTAGTTACAAATTCGAGGATACCACACCTGTGACATCCATGAAATGTCAACAGTGTTTCCCCAGTCGCCTTCTGAAAATTTAATAAACCATTTCAGCATGTCATCAAGTTGATGAATATTCAAGAGCTGTATGGCAGGACTAAATGTAATTTTTCCATTGCCATATGTGTGCAATAATTTTTTATAGTAATTTAAATTTTCAGTTATCTTTTTAAAGTTACTTGGATAACGGATATATTCTGTTACATCACCTATGCCATCTACACTCGCCCATATGGTCCATGACTTCATCTTCGAAAGGTACTCTGTCATCTTAGGATTGGTGTTTGTAAGGTTAGTGACGATTGTGATATCCTTGTCTTTAAGTGTATTATTTTTAAAACAATAATCAATCAGCTCGTAGAACTCAGGTATTATAGTTGGTTCGCCTCCTATGACAGTTAAACTTGTAATGTTTTCACTTACGTAATCGATAAGTCTTTTTTTTGTTTTTTCATTCTTGAACCATGTGTACTCAACTGAAAGATTATTAGTCCAATTATTAACATTACCGCTCTGCTTGTAAACCCAAGACAGGAAGTCCTTATCCTGCTCGCCAATTTGTAGAAGCTCTTTACCTATTTGATTTGAGTAGTCCTGCCCACACATTTTACATTTCAAGTTGCAAACATTTCCAAAGTGTAACTCCATTGAGTGTGGCATATATTTCATGGAACCATCTTCATTGACACTCGCAAGATTACTTTCTTGATTTTCATAGTTTCTCATTGACTTGTATCCGCGAGCTTCTTGATCTATGCATTTGCTACATGCCTTTAGCACTTCGCCGTTTTTCATCTTCAGCCTTGCGTCTTTCATGTATTGGCTGTTCCAGGACTTCTGCAATGAGTCGTTGTTCATGTGCAGTCTGTTGCCTTTTTTATCTGTGAGATTTTCCATTGTGGCACAGCAAAGTCTTATTGACCCGGACATATGCACATACTGGTGTTGGAAAGGATATGCACAATATGACTTATTATCAGACATATTATTAATTATTTGATTATTGTCTACGTTTCATTGCTGACTTGGCCATTTTCTTTACCACGTCAGTGCTACCTTGATCGTCATAGTCCATGGCAGGTTCTTTCTCTGCCTCTTGATCTGTCTTCACTACGATCTTCTCGTTGTCGAAGTCAGCCACAACGTTTTTAAGATCTCCGTCTTGATCGTATATCTTTTTGAACACATCATAATTGAATGCTGGATATCCTGTGTTGCTCATGATTTGTTTTACAGCATCCATGCTTATGTCCGTGGCCTTGTCTTGCTCGTCGGCATCGCCCTTCATATTAAGTAGGACATTTATCAATGCTGATTCTAGGTCTGTATCGCTTTTGTTGAATTCGAAAAATCTCACAGGATTATTTCCCTGCTAGTTTGCCGTACAATCTATTAGAAGCCTCAAAAACTTCTTTTGATTCTCTTTGCTCTCTGCCCTCAGGTTCTGTGCCACCTGCTTCGGCGTCAGAGGCTCCAAACTCATCTGTCTCCGTATCTGTGTCTGGGTCCAGTGAGTCTAGATCTGTGTCCATGTCCATCGTGTCATCGGCGCCCATGGGTTCTGAAGCAACTTCTTCTCCGGTCAATATTCTTACACCGTTGTCTAGTTCTTGCCTAGTTGTCGTTAAAGTGGCTTCCGCCTGTTCAATCGCTGGTTGGATTTTTTGCATGAAAGCGTCTGCCTTGTCTGCTCCCATCTCGTCTCTGATTCTGTCTGCTAGTTCCAGCATACCTTCTGTCTTCATTGATGCTAGATCTTCCAAGTACCCTGTGACTTTGTCCATCATGTCCTTGGCCGCTAATATTAATTCTGATTGTTCTTCCACACCCTCTGTTCGTAGCATTTTGCTTACTTGTTTTTTCTCATCGGGTGATAAACTTTGTCCTTTATCCAATTTCGCCTTGGCACTCAATGTCGTTGATCCTGCTTTGACATCTGGATCACTTGCCATGCTACCACCATACTCTGCAAGTTTTCTTTCGGAAATTGCTTGGTTAACAATGTCAAGCATCATTTGGTTCTTCTGATAACTGTCGTCCTTAAGTTCCTGTCCAAAATGTGTGTTCTGAGTAATTTCGTGTATCTTAGTTCTGATGTGATTTGCAGTGTCTTCTAACTCTTCTCTAGTGAATTTAGAAAGATCCATAGTTTGATTGAATCTAGATTCAAATTCTGCTAGTAAAGATTCTGTTGTAATAGGTTTTGTAAGGTCTAAGCTCTTCATACTGTGTTTATTTATTATCTATGCTCCGAACGTGTCGTTGAAAATTGCCTGTATCTTCTCCTTACATTCGTCCGCTAGGTGGTTTGCGACGTCTAACCTATCCCAATACACATCTTCGGACACTTGATCTTTGCTTCGTTGAGCTTCTTTAATCATTCTCTTGGCATTTTGTATATCAAACAACTGTGAAGCAAATTTAGTGTCCAGTTCTAAGATGTTCGTGGGCAAGGACTTCTCGTCAGCAAGGTGATGAGCCACCATAATCGCGGTCTGTTTTAGATTGATGTCATCGTGTAAAACTTTGGCTTCCAACATGTCTGCTATGACATACACGTATCTAGTGCCTGTGGACTTCTTGGGTACGATCGCTATGTTGCCGATCAATATTCCTTTTGAGAACTGCTTGGGTAAATGACGAAAAGGACGCCTTGCTTCTTCCTTTCTAACAAGGTCAGCAAGTTTGTTCTTAAGACCATAGGCCTCAATCTGTTTTACCAGTTCTGATCTATTTTTTAGCGTCATTTGCCATCCATTCATTAAAAAAATATTCCCATTCTTTTACTCGACCTGCATAGGCAAGTTTGAAAAGTTTCTTTGGATCAGAACTGTACCTACCATAATAATCCATAAAAAATTTTATTTGATAGTCTGGAATCTCCCTAGGGAAATTTTCTATGTAGTTTTTTTTATAATCTTTTCCTTCAACCCTTTGCAAACCTTCATTGTCCTTGTCTGTCTTGTTGTCTAAATGGATGTCGTTAGGATCAAACATATTTTCACTATTACTTAGAGCTTTTCGAAAATCTCTTGTTTGGGAAATCTTAACTGCTTCTGGATGGGTTCCTAGCAACTGTATCATGTAAGGAAACCATTTTCCCGAGCTATGGAATTTATTTCCAAATTTGGAGTGCCACGTTAGTGTTTGACGATAGGCCGTGTAATTTTGACAGTAATATCCTAGTTCTCTGCACCTTAATGACACGGCACCCATTGCCAAACCTACAGTAAGATTGAGTCCAGCGAGGTGCTCGGCGTCCCACATAGCAAATGGCCTTATGAAAAAAGGAGAATCATTGTATGTCATCGATTTTTTTTTAACAACCTCTTCCGTCAATTTGGTTTTCAAAAGTTTTTCAGTGCTATCCCAATCTTTGGCTATGCGTAAATCCATTATCTCGTCGGTACCTACATGTGATTGATTAGCGTCAAATTCATAATCAGTTTTAGATATCACTTTGTCCGCCACGTGTTCGGGCTCTTTTAGTATATACACCAACGCTGTAGACACGTTGTTGAATGTTTGGTCCTGGCATTGATTTGAACCCCATATCGATGCACAACCAAGGGCGTTTTCAAGTTCTGATTCCCTATGTGGAAGCCATAATTCATAAGGCTTATAATTACAGTGTTCTGTTGCTGTAAGTAAGGCACAAGGCATATTGAGGGCACATTCAACAATGTCGGTTAAATGATCTTCAGGTATTGGTCTATTATCTTTTTTCCATCCTATCGGTTGGTATGTGCGTTTTGCTAAATTGTTTATGCTCATCGATTATCCTTATCTTCCTATTTAAAGCATACTGCATACCAGCGTCAAGTTTTTTACGAACAAAGACTGCCTTGTCTGCCAACTTTTTCGCCCTGTCGGCCTCTTGCGAAGTAAGGTCATTGCTCTTGAAAGAACCAGTCGAGTGCTGTCTAATGAACGCGACATCTTCGTCTGTGACGTACACACGGGCCTTGGGTGCTATTTGTATGAACATTAATTGGTAAATTTAGCCAGGCATCTTCATCAGGATAACCACCACTGTTGATAGTAAACCTGCGACCACTGTGCCTGCCGTTGCTATGATTGTCTTTGTCTGTGATTTATGACCTGCTGTCATCTCTTCATTCATTCGGCCTAGACGAACTTCGATAGCACTCAATCTATCGTGTAACCCTTTGTATCTCTCGGAACATAGGTCCACGTGTGCTTCTAGGTTTTGTTTTTCTAATTCTGTTGTACTCATAAATTTTTTTATTTCTATTTTAAGGAGTTTAACCTCCATCAGTAGAGCCTGTAAATGAGCCTGGGTCATTGCCTGTGTGTGCCTTTGTATGTGTTCGGTTTGAGCCTAAATTATAGTATTATTTATCTTGATATCCAGCGTATGAAAAGTAGGTGTTTATGACTCCTCCGGACAGTGCAGATATGATTTTTTGCTGGTTTGTACCAGTCAAGTCTTTGGTTACAAATGTCTGTAAAGGAAAATGTGCGGTGTTGCTACATTCCGCAATGATGGGTACAAGATTGAAATCATCCATCAGATTCTCTGTAGGATCTGTTTGATCCCCAAATACATCTGCCTGTTCTGTAAAAAATTGGAAGTGCCAAGTTGAGTGGCTACCTTCGTAGTATGATCCAAAGTTATGATTGCCAAGTGACAACAGTTCTACTCTTTGTGGTGGATGTTCCCATGTGATATTTCCACGTAACTGAAGTAATTGTAGTATGGTGTTGAAGTTGTTGTTTTGGTTACGTGCAATAGCAAGACTGTGCTTATCATGAATCACTTCGCCATGCTTGGTCTTGAAAGGAAAGGCCTGTTTCAAGTTGCCGTTCTCTGTTATGTCCACCAGTGTGTGTATCCTGTATTCGTGCATAGAATGGTATGTGAGAAATGATTACTGGTTTGCTTTTGATTCCGCTATCTTTCTCTCTGCTTCTTCCCACTGCTCCTTGGTCATCATGACTTCGGCCGGCTCCTGTTTGCGAACCACGTCATTAGGAATCAGTTTCTTAAAACGCATGTTGAACACTCCCCTTTTCCTGCCACTCTCCAGGACCAGGACAGGATGTCCCCACTTGTCGATTTCTATGTTCTTAACTTCTTGGTTGGCCAAATGAAACCGGCCTATCTCTACAACGTCACCTACGTTAATCTCAACTGTGAATTTTTTCATAATCAAATTCTCCTTTTGGATATTTAAGCCACAAAAAAAGGGCGGAGCCTATTAAAGAATCCGCCCTTTGGTAATTTAAAAAGTATTATGCGTTTACTCTTGCTGAGTTCACACCGTATACTTCGTCAACACCTGTGGATACAACACCGTCTGCTGGTAGGAATCTCACGTCAACGTGTACTCCACCTGCTGAGTCAGAACTTCCTGATATTCTGTCTAGGATTTCTGCTTCGATGTCTGTTTCTGCGTCTGCGATAACTCCTGGGTCAGAAGTTTCATTTTGACCTGGATCCAGGTTAATGTCTCCTGCTGAGTCCGCCTTATTGAATTGTCCTGGTGTGCCTTCTACGATGAATGTGTAGTAGTCACAAAGTTCGTCTTCAATAATTGACGCCGCCGCCGCCGCATCTTTTTCAGTTGCTTTGGCCGCCAGTGTGTATGACTGAGCCAAGATGGTACCAAAAGTACCAACTAGTACGCTCATGTCTTGAAACACTGAACCTTTGGTGTCAGGAGTAGTTGCAGTAGTCGTTACTTCGTCGTCGAACATCATTTCAATGAAAGTTAAACCTTTACCATTGAAAGACTGTCTTCTACTCATGTTTGCTGTTGCGTTACTGGCTATTGGCATTTATATTCCTCCTCTAACTATTAACTAACAGCGGCCGCAGTTAAGATACCAATTTTGGTTTCTGTTACTGTTGCACTTGTTACGTCTGCTTGTATTCCAGGGAAACTAGAACTAGATTGATCTAATGTTCTGATATACGCCTGTAATGCCGCTACTGTTGTTGTACCGGATAGACTGTCCAATTGGTCAGTTCTAACCATGTACGTTTTTTGTGTGTCCGAGTCAACCAACGGACCTTCTGCTAAGATTCTTAGTCCTTGGTGTTCGAATGCATGTCTAATCATTTGTAGACCTGCTGTTGTTGAGCCTGTAGTTAGGTCTCCTGTCTCTGCTGACATATCATTGATGAAGTCAACTGTTAACAAAGTTACGTCAACACCTTCTGCTTCAAAGTTTTGATTCAGAGAGAAGTTCCCTTTTCCACCTGCTACTTTACTTGAGTCATAAGCCATTTTATTTTCCTCCTAAAATGTTATTATGCTACCTGTGTATCAGACATATCTCTGTCAGCCGCTGTTGCTGAAGAAATTGTTGCTGTTACTTTGTCAGGTGTTAATGCGTCCAATCCTCTGATCGCCGCTTGGATTGCCGCAACTGTTGTTGTTGAGCTGATCGTGTCTAGAGCGTCTGCTCTTACCATGTAAGTTTGCTCTGTGTTTGAGTTACCTAGAGCACCATGACCTAAGATATTTACACCTTGGTTCTGGATTGCCTCCATTGCTAACTTAAGACCAGCCGTGTTTGCTGATGCTGTTGAATGCGTTACCTCGGCATTCATTGCATTGATATAGTCCACTGTGATGAAGTCAACTCTTACACCTTCGCCCTCATGAGCTAAATTTGGTGTTTGGAAGTTGCCTGGTCCACCCGCTGGGATTGTTCCGTCGTATGCCATTTTTAATCCTCCTTTTTATCTGATTTAAATGACTTTGATTCCGCTCAGGAATCAAGTTGCAAGTATTTATTGGTAAAGTTGGTAAATTATGCGGTAATATTAAGATTTGATCCAGATCTCGTCACTTTTCGTGGTCTTAACATACTCATAGCCGAGATCATTGAGTATTTTCGTTGCCCTACGTGTTGTTAAGGGACGTTTCCTCCTCTTCATCTCTATGTTGATCACTGGAGCGTTGACAGTCAGAGTTTGCTTTGCACCTTCTAACAAGGGCACTTCGAATCCATCCACATCTATTTTGACATAATCAATGTCAGTAAACTTGAAACTGTCCAAGGACCTGCATTCAATATCGCCATCACGTGGTTCCGTGTCACCTATCTTGTGGTTCAGGTGTGTGTCTGTTTTGCCTTGCTGTGCGGTGTGTTGATGACTGCTGAGAGCGTATGGATGTAAGACGACATTAGATTCTGTGATGTTTTTATCAAAGCATTCTCGGAAATTAGGATTTGGTTCAAAACAGATCACCGTGTCAAACAACTTTGATAGAGGACGTGTCCATTGCCCGATGTTACTGCCTATGTCCAATGCGTTTCTGTAAGAAGACACGTATTTCAAACTTGCCTCTCTCTGTTCCTTTTGTCCACCACCTGCGTCCTTGAAAAACTTTGGTTCGTCATGGGAGGCGTACATCACCCAATAGTTGTTGTCCATTAAAATTCCTTGAATTTTTTATGTAGGTCAGTGTTAGGTAACTTTGCCTGTAGCATCTGTTTCAGCCTCGCAACCGTCTGTTCTTTATCTCGCGAATTCAGTGTTGTAAAGTTGGCCACTGCTCTTCTCACATTTTTATAGTTGGCATCAGTGATATTCAATGCTCTCTCCAATTGTGTGAGATTTCTGTAGTGATCCTCCCAACTTCTGAGATATCTTCTCAATGCCATCACAGGCACTGGCTGTCTTTGCCTCATCGCCTGTGCTTGATTTTTGTTTTTTAATTTTTTTGTTATTTCAGGATCGCCAGACACGATCGCCAACATGTTTGCAAGATCATTGTTTATCATTCTTACTTGATCAAAGGTGCCTTTCGCCATGGTTTGATCAGCGTAGGACTTTACGAATGGCAAAGTATCTTTACTTTGACTCATTAGTGCTAATGCTAAAAAACTAAGATATATTCTCTCTGTGACCTCGGGGAAACTAAACCTCTCCAGGTCACTAAATTTCCTTATCACTTTGCCTTCTGATACATACTTTAAAAAAGGTGTTAACATACGGGTATTTATAGGGTAGATGCAAAGAAATTTTATTCTCACAGATCTAATGAAAACTGGTAAACATGAGGAGGTTAATCAGTTCATCAGTTCACACAGCCTACAAGATCAGACTTTTGACTTAGAATCAGAATACTACCGTTTACATAACTATGATCTTGAGAGCTACGACAGGCGATTCGCGATTGTTGATGTCCGCCACGACAACTACAGATTAAAAGACAATCATGAGTTTCAAATAGAATTTGACAGGAGATGTAAACTGCTTCATAGCCAAGGCTTTGTGTTTATATCTGCTACGCCATGGGAATCTGAAGACAATATTGCACATACCGATCTGTATCCTAGTATCAAAATTAAGCATATTAAATGGACAGGTGGGGTATCATGGTTCTGGTCCCACATGTATCATAAACACAAAGACAAAAAATATACTTTTGATCATACACAGAAGAAGTATGACTTCCTGTATCTTAATAAAAACCCTAGGAGACACAGGGTAAAAATGTTTGAAAAACTTTCAAACACAGGCACGTTACAAAAAAGTTTGTATACATATTGGCCTGATAGAAAACTCCCAAAGGAATATGAATTACCATGGGCTCAAGATTATCCCCGGTACGGCATGGATCAAGACATCTATGAGAAGCCATACAACGACACTGCTTGTAGCATTGTGTCCGAAACCAACGACAACGACACAGAAATTTTCATGACAGAAAAGATTTGGAAACCAATCATAGCACAACACATTTTCATTGTGCATGGCAATTATCTATATCTACAGCGACTACGAGAAATGGGGTTCAGGACTTTCAACAATTATTTCGAAGAGGTATATGATTTAGATAGAGATCCCACAATAAGGATAAACACTATTGCTGACGTGTGCGATAGGTTACGTGATGCTCCATGGCAAGACATATATCTACAAACAAAAGCACTTAGACAATATAACTACGATAATTTTTTTAATAAAGAAAAACTAAGTCTTGAAATCAATAAAACTTTGAACCTATTTCTTGAATTTGCTGACAGCAGTCAAATTACGTCTTGAGAATCCTAATCTATCTACAAGTTTAACAGCATTACCGGACTTGTCTACAGCAACAAATCCTTCCGGCTCTGTCACTTCCAGTCCACTGTCTGTTTGAGAGAATGAACCTATCGCCATTGCTTGGTTCATTTTCTTCAGCACAAATGCTTTCATTGTCTGAACTGCCTTGTAGAATGTTAGCATGGCCTGTAGTGGTGCTCTTGCACTTGCAAGAAACTGTGGCATCTGCTTCATCTTGTCCTGTCTTAGTTGTAAAGCCTTCTGTGCCTTAAGTCCTGCCATTTGTTGTTGCATTCTTTCTGCGTAAAACTTTTTAAATCCTAATAAAAATTGATTAACATTGTTGGGAAGTTCACCCTGTTTAACCATTGCGTTTATGTACATTTGGAACATAGGTACAAAGTCTTGATTCTGTCCTAACACATTAGAAAGGTTACGTGGCACATTGTTTAACAAGTTTTCAAGTTTCTCTATGCCATTGTAGAATTTTTTTGTCTCTTCGTCTGTGAATTTAGCACTACCAGATACATCTTTGTATGTGGCATTGTCAAAGAACACATCATTGCTTTTTGTAAATGAACTTACATCTGCGCCACCCGATGCTGTCATGTCTGCAAGTGTGTCGCCATTATAGGTTGTATGGAATATGATTCCCACTTTGGCTCTGTCTATTTGTTTTGATAGATCTGAACCTTCTGGTACCGCATATGTTATTGTGTTAGGAGTGAATGTAAGGTGAGGTTTACCCTCTATATTTTTTCTAGTGATATCTTCGTCAGTGAACAACAGGTCTCCCTGCACAACGCCTTGAATGTTTATTTTTTTGATATGCACAAGGCATTTAAGTAACTTTTGTCCTAGTTCATCTGTGCCATGATTGTTTGCTATGTCTTTCTTGGTATAATTTATTTTTGGAGACTTTGCAAACACAGACTTGGTGCCCACAAAGAATCTTCCATTATCAGGATTTGTTCCACACACAACGGCAGGAGCACCGTCCCACTTAACAGACACACTCATTGCCTCCG